GATAAACTTACGCCTATCAACAACATCACCCATATGAATAATCGTGTCTATACCTCGTTCTTGTAGAGTAGGAAAAAACACCTCTTCATAAAACTTTCTGAAATAATTCATGAAAGCTTGACTGTCATTGCGCGCCCCGAAATGGGTATCCGAAATTACTGCTACCTTCATATTACCTCAGTTATACTATGTGTCATATCTGTTGCTCTGTATGGGAGTTCTATTTTCCTCCAGTTTAGACTGTTGTTCTTGTTGATGTCTATGTTCTATTAGAGACTTACACCTATCATTTAATTCATCCAAATCGGGATTAGTCAAATAAGGCAGAAATGTATTGACGACCGCTACGATATTCTGGTGTGAATACAATATTTCTTTCTTATTGATGTATATTTGAACATTGATATCTTCATCTTTCTTTTTCATGCTACCATAAAATATTCAAGGTTGGTGGTTTTAACTGGTTTTTTAGCTACACTCTTCGCAGCCTTTGCATCCTCAAAGTTTTTGATGAAGTTATACATATTTGCTTTTTGGTCAGTATTCATTGTCTCTTGATTATATCCTTTATCACTGTCATTTGCAGATACTTCTACATTTTCCAATAAAGATGGAGCACTTTGCATAGTTTTATATTTTATATACAGTTGTTTTTTCTCTTTCTGTATCCTTCTAATAAAAGCATAATAGATAATTTGAGTAAAATACGCAAATGGGTTGGATGATTTTTCTGGATTAAAGTTCTTTATGTACTGAATACAATTTTCAATACCATCTGAAATCATATCATCCTTAAAAGCATAATTTATAAAATTAGGTCTAAAAGAAAGTCGTTGTGCTATCTTCATGAAACACTCACCAATATATTCTGAAATCATTGGTGGAAGTTCATCTTTGGCTTTAGCTTCATCAAATCCAGCCTTGTATATTATCATTTCTTTCAAAAACTTTTCATTATCTACATAATGTATTGGTTTTACTTTTGCTCTTTTTGCCAATGTGCCCTCCTTAAAAGTTGTTATTTCATATATTATAACACAATAACCTGTTTTTGTCAACCACTTGACGGGCTCTTGACAAAGCTCTTGACAAGTGATATAATACTGGTGTAGGGGTTAAATGAATCATTTCTTATTAAGTCTTTAGCTGTACGAAATATTCCGCCATATCAAACTTCTCTTCTTTATATATTTTCTTTCGTTCTTCAAAATGGTCTAGTGTGTAGTTGAAACTACTGCCATACGACAGATCATCAGCAATATCGTACAATGTCGCTATATCTTTATTTTCGGATTTTCGGAGTGCACGTCCTATTGATTGTAAGTTTCTTATACGAGACTTAGAAGGACTAGCGAAGACAATGTTATGCAAGTTCCTAATGTTGATGCCAACACTAAATACGCCATAACTAGCAACGATAATGGAATCTCGTTCCGATTCAACGATATGTCTAATCTGTTCTCTTGTATCTGCATCTGTTCCTCCATGAACGAAAAAAACGGTTCTATCCTTTGATTCTTCCTTTATCATATCGTAAAGCAACTTTCCATGCTTTTCAACGAAACGAAATAAAAGAAGTGTGTTAGTCTTTAGGTCTAGAACTAAGTTTTTAATAAAAGTATTTCTTGCTTCAGAATTTACCAAATAGTCTAATTCTTCTTGATAACTTATATTCCTAAGATCATGACAGATAGAATCTGGATGTCTTATTAAAATGGATTTGATAGTAAAAGGTGATAGATACTTACTGTCTATAAGCTTCTTTGTTGAGGTGACCTTATAGACCTTACCAAATAGACCTTCTAGCACCAATTTATGTGTTAGTGTTCCGTCTAATGTTCCAGTTGTTCCTATACGATATTTTGCATTAATACATTTGGTCATTATAGATGTGAGAGATTTTGACTTAAATCCGTGAGCTTCATCTCCAATCACAAGTTCATATTGTTCAAAGTATTTTTGTTGCATCTTATAAATTGACTGCCATGTTGATATTATGATGGGCAATTCAGAACCTTTATCTCTCCCAGCAAAAACCGTATGACAGTTGTTTGCTACATCAAATCCATATTCTCTAAAATCGTTATACATTTGAGAAACAAGAGATGTAGTAGGAACTAAAATAAGAGTCTTCAAATTCAAATACCTTAATAGTATATAGATAATCAAAGATTTACCAGAAGCTGTTGGTGAAAGTAAAAGTGTTTTGTGGTGAGTCAGTGCATGGTTGGCAGCAATCATCTGATAATCTCTAGGGATTACTGGTAGCTTTAATGAATCTATAAAATCTTTCTTAATCTTTATTTTTTCATTATTAAAATCTGAATCAAACTTAACTTTATAGTCTCTGGTATAGAGAAATTTACAAAGATGTTCAAACAATCCTCCATAAAGAAGACGGTTACGAACATTAAACAGTCTTATCTTACCGTCCCACATTCTATTACGATATGATGGCATAAATGTGTAGCCAGGAACCATGAAAGTAAAATGGTCACAAATCTCTTGAGCAGTTGAAGCTTCAGAATCTATCTGAATATAGACTTCATTTTTTTTAGATATGTTAATTATTTCCATTTGTAAATTTCAACCAATCCAAAGCATTCTTTATTTGAAACCCCCGATTGTTTATCATTCTAATAACAGAGTCTAGATAGCTCACCTTTTCTTGTAAGACTACTAGTTGTTGTTTCAATTTGATTACATCATCATCTGATTCAATATAGTTAGCTATTTCGTTCTTGAGAAGTCTTCCCAAATATTGTTCCCAGCCACGCCGTTCAAGTTCTTCTTGAGACATTTTACCAGAATAATACTCAGTCTTAGCCCGAACTATTTTAGATAGTTCAAACTCAAACCCCTTCAGTCTGATTCGTTCATCAGTAAAAATTTTAAGATATTTGTCGTGAATTCGTGGGATACTAATAGATTCAGTACCTAGTTCTGTATAATTAATTTCACTATCTTTATGCCAAAGTTCTTGAATATCTTCAAGTTTCAAATCACCTCCTTAAATAATAATTAAACTGGATCTTTCGTACTAGTTGTTGAGTAGGTTTTCAACCGTATAAACATCATAACGAAAAGAAACATCTGCAGTAACATAATCTATATCTGTTCCACCACTATCAAATGCAACTGAAGAAAGACTTAGTGGAAAACATTCTCTAAATACAAAATTTATTTGTGGATTCATATTTCCTGTTAAAACAGTTAAAGTTGCGTCAGTAGTCAATTCTGAATCTTCTGATAATTTTTTATATTTTGCTTGACCCTCTGGAGTTGGAAATCCAAGTCCGATAATCCAATCATAGATTGATAACCAATTTTTCATGTTTTCATCTACTATAAATTTTATTGTCAACTCTTCAAAATTAACCTCATCACCAGAAATTTGTATATTTTTTAGTGGAGTGGGAACATCAATACCAGATATAGAAATTCCAGGCAAAGTAGCAGACTGACAAAAGTAGTTTACTTCTGGAAAATTATTAAGTTGAAATTTAAACCCAATGGGGCTCAAAAAACTTGTATTAATTGGTTGATCTTGTAATGCAGACATATTTGGAGTATCCTTTCTGTAGTATTTAGTAAGGACAAAAAAAAGGGTGACTACAATTAAGTAATCACCCTTCACGGTCTTTAGGGGTAGCGACTCCTAAAGTATTAACTTACATCAGATTGTCAACTCTGACCATTCTGTAGTAATAGTTACCGTTGGCATCAATTGTTCCGTCGCCGTCAGAGTGTCCAAATGGATTGGATACGATTCCGTAACGTGTTTTGAAACCAATTTTTGGTTGAAAGGAACTTTCACCAACCGCACGAACCATTTGCAATGGAACGTAAGGACAGTAGAAGATACCTGCATCATAAGCAGATGCACCTTTGTAACCTACACAGAAGAAGTTAGTTGCTGATGCACTGAAATATGGATCAACATAAACTTTGTAACGTCCGTTGAGTGTTCCAACGAATGTGTTACCTGTGTCATCAATTCCAGATCCGTCTAACATTCCGCCCATAGCTAGAGCAGAAGCAACGTCTGAGGATGTGATGATGATGTTACCTTTACCGCGACGTGTTGCTTTTGCAATTGCATTTGCATCACGTTCTACTTGGAACATCAGGCCTTTGAATTTCTCAACAGACCAACGTCCGTTTGAGTCAACATCAAGGTCAAAAACACCAGCTGTTGATGTGTTGTGTTGTGCTCCGTGTTGTGCACCAAAATAAATGGTACGGATAACTTCACGGTTAATTTCTGCCAAAATCTCTTGTGAGAGAATGTTAGCAAGTTCTGTTTCAGCATCCAAACCGTGAACGGCTTTAAGATCCTGTGCCAATTCCATTGAGTACTCACCTTTGAGTGCTCGTGTCTTAGCTGTAACAGTTACACGGTCAATTGAGAATGACATTTGCTGGAAATCTTCAGCAGCTGTACCGGCACTTCCAGTAAGACCGAAAGTTTCAGCAGTTGCCGTTGAATTACCTACTCCCAATACTGCGGAATATGTTCCACCTTCAGCTGCTGCTGTTGCACCGGCTCCGGCACTGACCATATCACCACCAGCATCACCAGAATGTGTGGATTCTGGTTCACTATAGGAAGCTTCAGCACCACCTTGTGAATCGTAACGAGGACGCATTGCGAAAATAAGTCCTGTAGGCCCTGTCATTGGTTGAACACCACAAACGTCATAAGCAACTAAATTAGGCATTGCGCGACGAATCATGGAGATCAAAACTGGATCTTGATATTGTACTCCACCAGTACCACTTGCTGTTGGTGCGAGTGATGTCAGGGAAGTTGTTTCTTCCATCAAAGAGCCGCGACCTTCTGCAGATGCCTGCTCAGCCATGGCTTTTTCTTGGTTTTCCAAAAGAACGGCGGTAACCGCTTTTCGGTATGGGTCTTTAATCTCTGGCATATCTGGATGGTTCAATACCGGAGCCCACTTTTGTTGTAGTCCTTCAGCTAGATACATTTTTTGTAATCTCCTAAAAATGTTATTTGTTTAAACGAGTTAATGCAGAAGCATATTTACTCATAACTGGATCAACGGATTCAGAAATATCTTGTTCTTCCTCAGTATTTTCCAATTCTTCTGTAATAGTTTCCGACTGTTGTTTAGGGAAATAATTTTCCTTAATTACTTCAAGTTTCTCAGAATACTGAGTCTTGTCTTCAAAATCTATACCCTCAGCCAATTTACCTAGTTTTTCTTTTTCGGTATCAGCGAGGTTTTCCGAAACTTCTCTCAATGTTTCAGACTTTTTATAATCAGCAAGTTCCTTTTTGACATCTACACTTGTGTTAATAGACTCATCAAGTTTTTGCTCTAGTTCTTCAACTTTCTCAAATAGATCGTCAACAAGGTCAACTTTCTCTTCTGGAATGTCAATGTAATGCTCTGTAAAGAGATTCTTGAGGCCTGTCATGAAATCTTCTACCAATTCGGATCGGATTCCTTTTTCAACAGCCAACTCGTTCTCTTTCATCCACTCTTCAGTAACATAGTTGAGATATCCGTCAACTTTTTCTGTAACTGTGGATAAATGTTCTTCTTTTGCTTCAGACATTTCTATGTTATAATTAGTTTCTAACTCATCAACTCTTTGATTGACTTCAGAAATTACTTTAGCTGAAACAGCGGCTTCAAATATTGTAGAAGCTTTAGTTTTAAACTCTTCAGAAAGGTCTTCTCCACTTACTAGTGCATCCATGTCGTCTTTAACATTGATGTCAAGATCTTCTTTCTTGAGTTTTTTGTTTTCCATTTTATAACCAGCTTTTACTTCTTCTTCATCTTCTTCATCATCGTCCGCCTCTGCAAGAGTTGAACCCATGATTTTTGAGAAGGAATCAGAAAGATCAGACTTCTTCATACCATTTAATTGGTTATAAAGGGCTTTAATCATTCCAGCTTTGGTTTTAGGAGTAGAAACAGCTTCTTCCATTTCTTCTTCCTCTTCACCATCTTCATCTTCTTCAACCTTAGCTTTTGCCTCGTCTAAGATTTCTTCGCCCGAAGACTCCGCAACAGCTTGTTGCTCCTCTTCCAGTTCTTCAGCCGTTTGTTCCAAAATTTCTTCAGACATTGAAAATCTCCTGTAATGTTATCTGTGTGTATGTTAACTAATATTATTTATAAGAACTTATATTTACAACTTAACAATAAAATCTTTAAAAGCCTCGACAAGTACGCTCTCACGTTCCTTTCTTGAAGAATTATCAATTTTATCTTTATATTCTTGGATCTGTGTCTCTTTAAGAAGACCATTATCCCAAATCCATTCTTTCCCTTCCATGATTCCTGCCACAAAGGCGTCAGGAGCGGAAGGATCAGCAACTATATCGGCTGCTGTTGCAAGGTAAAAGTCACCTTGAACTTCTGAAATACCATCTTTACCAGACTTTAAAGAACCCATACCTCTTGATGAAACTCCCAATTGAGCACCTTCATCAATAAGACTCTTTACAATCTTTCCGTATGG